CAAATGCTTGTGTGAGTTGCTTTGGATATAACATGTTATTCAAAATGATTCTTGGATAGTAGCTCGCAACATCCCTATCAAGTAACATAACGTCGTCATCACTTCTGTAATAACAACTCGTTTCTGAACTATGTAATCCACCAATACCCATTCTATACAAACTATTACCTATCCTCACCGTATAGTTTTTTAAAGCATCGGGTGTAGAAGGTGATCCGTCTGCCGGATTCAACCTGAACTCCAAACTCTCAACCAAATCCAAAGCTGGACGTGTCAGCCAAGCGTTCAGGCGCAAATACTCAGGAGCTTGGTAGCGAAGCACCAGATTTGGGTCAAAACGAGGCTTGCGGGGCATGTAGCCGATTTCTTTTGCTACTTCCGATATAATCACCGTCTCAGCGATTTGAGCGTCTGATTTCGACCGCAAATCCATTCCGTACTGTTTCGACATAGCTGAGCGAAGATCGATCTGTGGGGAAAGCTCAGTGTACGCTAATTCGAGATCATCAAGGTCATTCAGGCAGTAGTCTTTGATGTATTCCCGTTGCTCTTTGGTAAGCACCGTGTTTGGTGGGTAGGGTAGTGACTGCATTCGTTTGTTATGCAGTCTTCCAGCGTAAATCTTCTGTGACGCTTTCGGAGCCGGGCACACTTCGATAATGTCAATATGATCTATTGAGTGTTGATCTTCTCCGTAAGGTCTGCGCTCTTCATTGATAAGTTCATCCGACAATCGTTTCAATTCACCGCAATCTGCGTTTTTATGAGCAGCCCAGATCATTGGCAAATCATAACTATTACCATTGAAACTAACAATAGTGAAACGGTACATCACCCACAGTAGGAGTTGTTCGTTGAGGTTCTCGTCATCAGACTGTTCAAGTGTGAATACTTTACCCGATGGTAAATGTTTTAATGCAAACAACCAGTAGTTTGGATAACACTCTGTATCAAAAACAATTTCGTCACGTAATGGTAGAAGTGTTAGTTCTTCTACCGTTAAGTAAGAGTGTTGGTTTGGTGTGTATTTGGTTTGGGTTAGTTGCATTATAGTAATAACAATTCGTCAAAGTTACAAATGTCAACAATAGCACGCGCTTGATTAATTTCACTTGAAGCAAATCTATCAGTTAGAACTTTTGTTTTAGAGATTTCCATTATCTCTAACAACAAATCAGGGTTTTCTTCAAAATAAACACACCACAAATCCCTGTATCGTAAATACAATTCTTGACGAGTCAATGCGCATAATGGAGGTTTCCCTTTACCTGACATCAGATCGTTGCTAACAGACCGATACCCTTTTATATCAAGTTGGTATACTTCCTCTATTGTTTTACCATTATTCGATTTAGCATAAAATGCTGAAAAACGTTTGTCACCTGTCGATGAACACTCGTAACCGTTTGTTGAATAACGTGACCATGTAGCTGTCATAATTCAAAATTTATAATCATTAACAATATCGTACTTCCCACCAACTTTAACCTCAATCTCATAAGGCTTCGCAATGTATTCCACCAACTGCATAAACTCCTGAGCTGTTCTCGGAGCCGGAGCCTCTGACCGAGACACCCACCATTTCGCAAACTGCGATCCACCCCTGCCGGGAAACACGTACTCATCGAACCTACGCAATCCTGACCAATACGTTACCTTGATACACTCAGGCCCTCCTTTCTTTGGCTTATGGACGTTGTAGAAAGCGTTACTGACGTGAACCCAAAGCGATTCCGGTAGTTTGTTCGATGACCGGATAATATCAGCGTCACCGGCGGTTCTGGTCAGTTTGGTGTACTTCGGGAACTCATACCCACAGTTGTCGCACACCCTGACTGAAGCGTGAACGAGGACGTTACATTGTGGACAAACCTTAACGGGAGCTGTACCTGATTTCAAACCTTTTTTACGAGGAATGACCGGATCGTTGATCGGGCCAAGATTTGAGACGTTACGGGCAAAGTCAAGAACGAGACAGTCAGTTTTGCCGGGTGAGATTCGAGTTCCCCTTCCCAACATCTGAACATGAAGTCCCGGACTGGTTGTCGGTCTGAACGATCCGATCAAATCAATTCCGGGATGGTCAAAACCAGTCGTCAGGACATTGTTATTGGTAACACACTGCAAAGCTCCACTCTTGAAATCTCGAAGCACCTCATCACGGTCTTGTGTCATTTTTGAATGAACAGCTACAGCACTCACCCCTTGTTCCCGTAGATACTCAGCCATGTGTTCGGAATGGTCAATACCTGAACTGAAAAGCAACCATGATTTTCTATTAACCCCATAGGTTAACAATTCTTTTAAAGCTGCCGACGTAACATCTTTCTTATCGACAGCGGCTTGTAGTTCGCCTTTTTTATAATCACCTGTTGAGTCTATACCCACATTAGAAACGTCTAATTCGGTTTCCGTTGGTCTCGGTATAAGTTTACAAAGAAATCCAGCATCGAGTAGTTCATTAAAACCTTGTAAGTTTGTTTTGTTATAACAAATGTCAGTAGATATACCACCGTCAGTTAACATCCCCTGACCCATACGATAAGGAGTGGCTGTCAAACCAACTACTCGTAAAGACGGATTAATTGCTGTTAATTCTGTTACAATCTTACTGTACATCGTACCGTCTTTCGGAGAAATAAGGTGGCACTCATCTACGATGACTATATCTCTATGACCGAACTCTTTAACATTACCAACAACAGAAGCTACTCCACCAAAGACTATCGGGAACCGCACATCTTTTCTATCAAGTCCTGCGCTATAGATACCAGCCGGAGCCGTAGGCCATATACGCTTCAAAGTATCGTAGTCCTGTTTTATAAGCTCCTTAACGTGAGTAAGAATAAGAAATCGCGCGTTCGGATGTTGTTTTAACAACAATTCTATAAACAGGCAAAGTATATATGCTTTTCCGGTTCCTGTTGGAAGCGCAACTAAAGGATTACCTTGTTGTTCTGTAAGATAATCCCATATTGCGTCAACTGCTTGCGTTTGATAATATCTTGGTCTCATCAGTAGTTTGCAAATTCTCCAAAATGTAAATCTGCTTCTTTTTTGTATGCAGCGAAAGCCTCTTCAGCAGAACAAAAATGTCCAATATGTTTTCTTTTATTATGTATTCCTATTTGAGCAATCCATCTGTGTTTAACTTTATTGAAGTAGACACCTTTATACCCACTCTTGTTATTGACATGAAGTGATTTTGTGTTTCCGCTATTTTGAGAAAGTGTAGCTTTTCTTAAATTACAAAACCTATTATCATCATATTTTCTATTAATATGATCTATTACTCTTAACGGTAATTCGCCTGTAACATAAAACCAAGCAAGATTGTGAGCAAGATAAAATTTTCGATAAAGCATTATTTGAATATGCCCGTTAGTATTAGGAGTTCCTGCAATTTGACCAACATGAGTTCCACCTATAGTTGTTTTGTGAACAAACAACCCTGTTTCACTATTATAATCTAATCTGTATTTTAGTTTGTCTATGGTTAACATACCGACTCCCACTGGTCACAACCAGTTTTTATAGTTTCTTTACTCAACACATCACCACTCATCTCACATCCCCATTCAGCATTTTCAATAGGTATTGCACTTTTACACGATCTGCAATTCTTTTCAGGCCCGTTACCGTCAAAACAAATACCTTTAAAGTGACAATATTTAGCACCGTAGTTTTGCTCAAAGTTGTAATACGACGACGAACTACATGTTCGTGGTGGAGCGTCTTTACTATTAATTATGTAATCAGCTTTACGCTCCATTTCTTTACCAACATTCCAATTAAGCTCTTCAACCTCAACATGTAAATGGTCGTTGTCTTTGTTAATCATTAGGTAAACTATATATTTAATTCCATAGTTATAACCGTATGTACAAGTCTGCGCCCAATGCTGCGGTTTAGCAACCTGAAGTCCATTCTCAACCATTTTACCAAACTTCTTTGGCCCTGTTCCAGAGGTCTTAAACTCAAGGAGAACGTATTCACCTGTGGGAACAAACTTCAGTGGCAGAACTCCGATACCGTCCAATGATCCTGCGAAGTGTCCGTTGCAGGCTGAAATACGAAACTGCTTCTTGCAAAGGTCAACGCCATCTTTCTTTGCCCATTCAAGGTACTCAGGAGGCACTTCTTTAATGAGTTGGTCTTTGTACTTACCTATCTTTATTTTGTCGTCAGGAATCCAATTTGGGTCAAACTCATGCACCTCAAAACCAGCACCCTTTAACCACTCGACAAACCGTTCCTCCTCTCGGTGTCCGCGATTGAATAGCCGGTACATTTGCCCTGAGAACTGCTCTTGGCGTACCCATCGAAAGTTGTACCAAAGATACCGAGAACAAGGGTGTCCTATAAGAGATGCACCCAAATGACCTCGTGGCTCTTCGCTGTAATGGTCAACACAAAAAGCATCAATCTGGCGTTTGATTTCGTGAGATAGTAGCTGCCGGTGCGCAGGGCTTGAGAGATCGTAGATTTCTGGCATTATATTGATACCTTTTGTTTAGCTTTAATTGTTTCATAATCATCCGCCACCATCTTATCTTGTCTAACTTCATCGAACCGAGGATGTGATAGACTCCAAGTGTCTTTGTTTTTAGCCATAGTTAGTTTTTCATACAACACCCGTATAATCGAACCTACCCATTCATACGTATAAGTTCTCTCCTCATCACTTAATCCTGTACCCACATCAACTTGCACCATACCGTCACATGATTCACACTGTAGCGAACCGAGTAATCCTTTGTTCTTACCTTTACCTTCAATCCAGTCAACAACTTTTAAGTCACACTCTTCAACGTTTTTCAATTTAATTTGATGAGGCGAAGTGTGGTTTTTCCAACCGGCGTTCATGTTTTTAAGAACAGCACCTTCATAACCTTGTCGGATATAGTCTTCAGCTATCGCAATAGCTTCTTCCTGAGATTCTACAATCTGCGATTCGATTATTTGAACACGGTCAGGATCAAATTGCAAAGTACATAACCATTCAATCCGTTCAGCATAAGGCACTTTACATTCTCCGGCAATCCAATCTTCGTAGGGCATGACATCCCACAGATGAAGAATTGTGTTTTGTTGAATCCAATCGTAATCTTTACGAACATCTTCTGTTGGAAACATAGATTCGATCACAGTACCTTTTTGAAGTAAACGATTCATCAAACCATTACTCGTGTGTCGGTCTTTTCCGGCGACAATAGCTTCTCCGTGAAAGACAAGTCCGTTATAAAATTCAAATAAAGGTGAGTGACAAGCTAACTCAAATGGCTCACCAACTCTTGTCATAAAACTACACACACCATCTACGATAATAACATTGACAAACATCCCATCGCATTTTTTTTGAACAATAGCCGGATAAATAATTCTATCAAGTTTATCTAACTTGGAACATCTTTGGTAAGGTGGATTAGCTGGCATTAGTGTTTACAATTAAATTAGAAAAACCTTTTCGACTCAACCATTCGTCTGAATCAAGCTTGTTATAAAAGCCTTGTCTTTTCGATTCCTTAATAGCTTCGGCTATTGCGAAATCTTGTTTTCTTTTACAACAATGATAATTCAAAGTCGACTCTTTGTAATTGTCGCCTATGGTAACATACCATAAGTTTTTACATTTTCGGACATACCAACCTTTAGACATATTCGGTTAATTGTAGTGGTTAAAAGTAACATCGCAGAATCTATTTACGGCCAATATTTAACTCTTTTGGAATATGTATGCCTATGATTCCAGCCAACGCACCTTATAAAGTTTGCCGAAAGGTGTAGCGCAACGATGTTTGTGGGCTGAGAGAAAGGGACTCGAACCCTCTTCCGTTGGTAGCATATACCACTGCTCAACCCTTGAGCTACCTCTCAGTTGTCAGGAGATCATCCCTGAGCAATCTCGATCCTGTGACGGGAGTCGAACCCGCATCACCTCCGTTCACTGTTATGCGATTGGCGGTGCTCTACCAGTTAAGCTACACAGGAACCGTTTACTTATTTCTTCGCAAACGGAAATGGCGTCCTACCACCAGTAACCGCAGGAGCCGACGCTGGCGCAGACTTCGGTACAAACTGTCTTGTCGCTGGCGCAACAGGAGCCGTAGATGCAACAGGTGCGCTGAACTGCGGTTTACCAGAAGCCTGAGCAGGAGCGTCTCCTTTCTGCGGTGCGTTACAGTCGATATCAAGTACCTTCTTTACTTCGGAACCTGACTTCGTATCGCCATTTTTAGCCTTGTAAGTCGTCGGTACAGTTATCACTCTAAACGACTGACCATGTAGTTCTTCAGTTGCGTTGAATACAGGACTGCCGATAACAGCAGCGATCTTCGCCAAACTTTCCCATGCGATACGTTCTGTCGTTTCGCTTTCGTTTCGGACATTCAGCCTCCACACACCTTCCGATCCGGTGTGTTCACCGTCAATAACTATCAAGTGTAGTTCAATGAAAAACGATCCCGGTTTATTTCTCGATTCAACGAGAGGGCTGTCTGTGATAACGACAGGAAGTCCTTCCGGCCCGGACACGGGCAACTGTCCCTGAACGTCATCGAGATTGAAATCGTAAGCGTTGAAGGGCTGACCTCCGAAAAATTCTGCAATGTTTGCCATAGTTGTGTTTTGTTTTGTTAAAGCAATGTTAGTTGATTAGGTGATGGTTGATTGTAAGACGTGTCAATAAACAGTTTACATTGTTTTATTTTATTTTCACATTGATGTATTACTGTTTTTAAAAACTCGGTATCAGAACTATTCACAACGATACCTTCTTCAAGTTGTCTCATAAGATCGTCCAATTGACGAGTTTGATGAACATTGTTAGCCATTTATAATCTTGTTAAAAATGTGAGTCAAGTCTGGCGGTTCCCACAAATCAAGTGAACCGCTTCTGTCTTTCGCAATGTACATTTGATCGCCCGATGTTAACAAGGCCCTTGTTTTTTCTTTTGTCTGGGGGTCAGTATGCACATACATATTCAATACTTCATCAAAAAAGTAAGGTACTTGGTTTGGCAGTTTCGTACCCGGCATCATAGGTCTGTATGAGATTCCACCAGTTGTTCCGTTTTTAACATCCTCTTCTTTACAAGAAAAGTAAACGTTTTTACCGGGCAAATCTCTAAACTTGCGAATGAGTTCGAGCATTTTTTCTTGAACTTCTCCATAGGCTTGACGAGGGTCTCTATTGTTCTTTTTCAAGTCAGCCAATACAACCTCACCAATTTCAGAAAGAGAATCCAGACAAATAGTGTCAAACATGGTCATTGAATAACCACCGAGTTCTTTTCCATCCATAATGGCTTCGTTAACCTCTTCCAATTCAGCAAACGTACTTATCTCAATGTAAGGTAAAACAAGCTTACGTAAAGCCAACAAACCAGACTCAGCACTCAGAATAATGGGGTTTGGTGCAGTTCCACAAAGTGTTGTTTTTCCCGATCCAGCGGGGCCGTACACTACAACTTTTACACCATTAGTTGTTACGTCGGCA